GTCAACTGTTCTGCTGTATTCTCAAGCATAGCTTTTAAGTTAATCAACTGTTGAACAGAGTTAGATAAAGTAAAGTCAATTTGTTGGAACTGATTAAATCCACCAACTTGTTGACCTTCCTGTTTAGTATTGATTGGAATAACACCTGAGTTTTTTGCATGGAAAAATACATCATCCAATGAAACACCGTTTGGTTTCTGAGACGTATCGTAAACAACAGCTTTACCACCACTACGAGCAAGTGTTAACTCTATGTGATACATTACAATATTATATAGTATTTGGATGTTTTTTAAACTATCAACTATACTTAAAGTTATACTATCGATATTATTTTTTATAACACCAACATAAGGTAATGGAGCTACAGCATAATTATCTTCTCTTCGTATTTGATTCGGAACACTTCTTGCATTTACAATGATGTCATGCCCAATCATTACAGCTCCCCAAATATCTGTGTAAGCTTTTTTCTCTACATTATCTCCTGCTTTAATTTTATAGTCATCAGGAAGTATTTTTCTAAAAGGAACTTCAGGGTCAAATTTATTTTCACTTAATTTTACTTTAAGCATTTTAATTGACTTCCAATTTGATTGTATTACTCTAATCCTCATCGGAGAGTTAGCGTCTTCTTTGTAATAGAACTGAAAAGGTTGGTTAAACTTTTGTAAAGAGTCTCCACCTTCATATCTCATTTTTTCTATAGCAACTACTTCAAGCTCTGTTAGATAATCTCCAAACTCATCAATGATTTCATTAATAGTTAAGAATCTTTCTTCAGCAACCCAGGAACTATCCTGTAATGTTTCCGAATCAGAACTTATATCCCAAATTAAAGAACGAGGGTCAACTCTTCTTACAAATGGGTCTCCTTGCTTTACTGAACAATGATAAAACTCTTTTGAGTTAATACACATATCATAAAGACCTTTTTTGAAAACGTGCTGTAATTGATACTTGCTTATAAGATGTAGCAAACCAATAAATGTTAATTGCTCTACCTGCTCTCTTCCATTAAGCTTTAGGAACTTATCAATATCTTCAGGCATTTCCATACCCACATCTTCATCTTCAAATTCCATTCCGAGCTCTTGCTCCATCTCTCTTCGAATGTCTCTCATAAGCTTTTCAGCCACAAGAGCAACTTTCTTATCAAGCTTTTTTACAACAGCAGCTTCGTTTACAGCTTCTACAGTAAAATCTAAAGGTTGAGACATGAACTCACCAACCAATAAATCAATCTTTGGAGCGATTATAGGATGGTTAACAAGTCTTGCAGGTGAACTTATACCATACGTGTTTGTAACGTATTCGAACTGCTTAGTATCAAATACACCGTTGTATAACATATAGTTTTCGTAATCTTTTTTACGTTCACGATTAAATTTAGTAGTGTAGCTTTGATAAGCTAACATAGCTAAAATATTTTGTTTACACCATTCTTTAGTCTTTTGACTATCAGGAATGTTTTGTTTTGGGAATACTGTTTGTGTCGTCATTATAAATTACCTAATAAACCTTTATTACCTGTTATGCCAAGTGGGTCATATTTACTCTTTTGGCTTTGAAAACTTTTATTGTTTGTTACAACCATCCTACCGTTACTATCCATGCTAAAGGTAGGTAAAAAATATTCATTTTTAGCTGCAACATCTTCTGCTGCTATAACTCTTTGATTTGAATTATCTGCATCGTGCATTAACACAATACCAAAAGCCATAGCCATATCGGTATTTCTTACTCCGAACTCTGCTAAATCTCTAAGCAAATCGTAGAAGTAAATACTCTCACTATGTTTTTTTATGTACTCATCAATCATTTCTATCAATAAATTCTTTTGATAAGATTTCATGTGAACACCATATTTATTCGATACCTTACTCCAAGGAGCTTCGGCACTAATTGGTCTCTCTTTAAGGAACTTTGTTGCTTTCTGTTTTATAAACCAATCAAAGAACATCTCATCTGTGTACTCTACAAGAAGCTTAGCGTTGTAATATGCTGCCAATTTTAAATTGTTTTCAAACCAAATATCTTTTGTATAAGGTCTATCAACATACATAGCTATAGGTAGATAAGTTTCTTCATCCATTGTATGCCATCTTCTAAAAATTATAGCACATCCTTTAGAATCTGAACTCGGAGCGTCTGTCTGATAGTATGAATCGACAGCACCTATATCAAGATTCAAAATATCCTTCCTTGGTTCTTGCATTATTTGAACATCCCCTTCATCGTCAAGTATAAACTCAACTTCAAGCTTGTTTCTATTTTTCCATTCTAATCTTCCTCTACGAATAAGACCTTGCATTTTTTTACTTGCAAGTATGCTCGCCATCTGAGTATTAATTTTTTCTAAATCAAAAGGAGATTTGTTAGATTGCATGAAAGCATCTTCAGGTTCAAGTGGATACTCTTGTAGATGTAAATAGTAGGCAGATTTATCTTTCCCTTTACGTAGCTTCGCTCTTCTCTCTTCGAAATGTTTCCTTGCTCCTGCCTCATCACTAATTCCTTTCTTGACATCAAAAAATCCATAAAGACCTTTACTTGCAGGAATGAAAAATTGTTTAAGATTGTACGTTTCATGTTCGTACCACATCTTCATAAAGTCATCAGACTTATTCATTACGTTTGAAGTACCACCGACAATCGGTACACCGTATTGTACAGCACCATCTTTAAAACAAGGTTCTGAAGATATGTAAGCTCTAATAAGGTTTTTCGTTTCCCCTGCTTCTTCAAATATCATCATACCTAAACGCTCACCCCTGAAAGCATCAGGATTATCCATACTTCTAAAATGAATTATAGACTTAACCCCTTTCTCTACCCAAACACCATTCTCTTTCAGCTTGTAACCTGATTGCATCATAAGGTCATTATCTTTCAAATCCTTACGAAGTCTAAACTCAAGTGGTAGCTTATTCCAAGAGTTCAGTATTTTAGTCCTTACTGCTGTAACGTATGCAGGAGTAGCAGCACCAACACCAATTTCGTTGTGAGCGAAAAATGTCCATTCATACAAAGCAAGATTTGCATTCATATAAGAGAACCCTTTATCTCTCGCCTTTAAAACTATTAGACCTTTACCTTCTTTTTTACAGTCATATACTGCTTGAAAATACTCATGGTCTAAATCTCTATACCAAGGAGCTTGTAGTTTTTTTCTATTTGTGTTTTCATCACGAGCTAATATCTTACAGAAGTTTAAATAGAAATAATAAGCACCTGGAATATGTACACCACCTTGCGGTTTGTACCCATGAAGACACCTATCTATTTGTTTAGCCCAATACTGATTGTATTCTTTTGAGCCTTTTTTCAAATTAGGTATCCCTTCTCTTATTACAGGTGAATATTTTAACATATTAAATTCCGTTTCCGTAACCTCCGTTAGTTGTCTTTGCTCTTTTTGATGTTCTTTTTTTAGATGTAGGAACTAAACCTCCTTTTTTATAAGATATAGGAACTAAACCTCCTTTTTTATAAATAATCTCAGTTTTAGGACTACCTCCACCTAATTCCTCAGTAGCCATTCTTTTAGCTTCCTGACGAGAATATCCTTCTTTCTTGAAAGCTCTTTTAGTTTGTCTAAATTCTTTGCTCATTTTTTCACGCTATAATTAGGGTTAGAAAAAGCTTTATCATACGTGGACATTTGTCTATCGATAGTTTTAACCTTTCCGTACTTAACTGTGTCTCCGTTTATGTTCTGTCTTACAGTAACATCAGGATTATCTCCTTTATTAGTTTTTTTCTGTGCCATAATATTTATTCTAACATTTCCTCTAATAGAGATGCTTCTCCACCACCACGCATTTGGTCTTCCTCGTCTTTTTGAAGAATCATTTTTTTTATCTTCTCACGAGACTCTGTAATTTTTTCAAGACCTATCATTACTCTTTGAAGCGATTCTGAGTTTTCAGATTTTATAGGCATATCCATAATATACTGATTGTATTCTGAAATCTTTTCCGTGTAAACATTGTACTGCTCCCTTAATGGGTCGTACTGTAATCGCTTGTATTTATCAATAGCTGTCTTTAGATGCTCGTTCTTCAATTCTTTAACCTTTGCTACAGGTTTACCAAAAATATCATCACACAGCTCTTCTATTCGCTTTGACTCAATCATCTGTCTATACGGAGAAGAGTAATCACAAAGCAATACAACGTATCGAATAAACTTATCCCCAAGCTCTTCGTGTACTTTACGCAGCTCAGGAATAAGTCTAAAGGTGTCGTCTTGTAGGGTAACATCTCCATCTAATTCTATACTAAATAATTGTCTCAATTATATTCCGTATTTACCATGAGATTTAACATCTTGCTTATCGACAGCATTTTTAGGTACGTGATTATACAAGTTACCTGAACCTGTTCCTGGCTTAATGCTTGATTCATGAACTGTTGAACCGTTCTTTTTACTACCTGTGAGCATAGCTCCTTTTTTTGCGTCTTTCATAACTATATAAATTAAATATTTCCAAATAAATCATCTTCTACAAGCTCTAAACCTGCTCGACTCTTAAAATACAAATGTAAGTAAAATAATGGACTATCATTCCTAATAGCTATACTAAGCTTATGGTCTAATATTTTAACTCCTAATCTGTTTAGTCTTGCAGCTTCTAAGGATAATGTTCTTATGAGAAGAAAAAAATCTTCGCAAAAATAATCCTGTTTGTAAACTTCATCTGTTAACTTAACCATACTCAAAATTAAAAAAAAATTTTCAAACACTTGACTTTTAAAAAAATTTAGAATAACTTTACTCCGTAGTTTACTCCACTATAGTAATCTGCACTATTACTTCACTATATTCAACAGTTATGTTTAACACTACGAGTGCTATTACTCTCGGTACTTCTTTAGAGAATACACGAGAGAATACTAAAGTAAAATATCCAATTTATTTTGCAGAGGTTACAGGGCGAATTATGGCTCAACCGAAAATTACGAAAGCAGGTAGAATGTCAAAGCCGAAAGAAATTTTTTTTAAGGAAAAAATAGTTTTAAAATGCCACCCTGGAACTCACAACCCTGTACATATTAGGTCTTATCACTTGAGTACAAAGTTCGGAAGTTTAAAAGATAAGAATGTTGTTTACGATAAAATTGTTATATTGAACCCTGAAAGCAAAAATTACAGTTACGTTAAAGATTAAGTTTATGAATTATGTTAATGATTTACCACAGTTGGTAAAGATTCCTGGAATGGAATACAAGGTTGGTATAGATGTCAACTATCACAAAGATACGGAATACTTCGGTTTTGCAGTTTTTGAGCAAGACGGTAGAGGTTCACAACGTATTGTACAACAGCAAGTTATAAAAAACTCTGAACATAGAGTGGATGAATTTGCACAATCAATAGAAAATTTTTACGGTATAAAACTAAAACCATCTGAGGATGCTCCTTACATTACTCCTGACGATATAATGTTTTTAGAGAGTGGAGAAGAGATGATAACTACAACTCTCTCAGGTAAGCAATATATTTCAGGTGGAGATGACGTTGAATACGCAAATGAAGTAGAAGATGAGTGATAAAATTAGAGTTCAAGGAAAGGAGTTCGGAGTAGCTTCTATAGTTTCAAAATTTAATTGGAATCAGCAAGTTTTTTTTCTTAAAGAAGTAAATATTATCGAAGGAAAGGTAATGGGTGTTAGAGGTGATAAAGTTGTAGGATACGATTCAAGAAATATAGAGATAGGTGTAGTTGTTACTTCAGGAAATTTAGAAGCAGAATTTTGGATTTCGGAAGGAAATGTCTTTTCATCTAAAGATGACCTAATCAAAAAAATTACTAATGGATAAGTTAAAAGCTCTTTGGAGTGTAATGAAGAAAATGTTATTAATCAAAACAAACAAATATGAGTGAACACGACAGACCTGTGCAAACAGCAAGGCAGTCTAACAAGATGTTGGATGAGATGTTAAATACATTTAAGGAGTGTATGGAAATCGCAGAAAGAAAGAACCATGATTACGGTGGTGTAAAAGAAGACCCATTTGCTAACTTCAGGAACTCTACCATGGCAGGTGTTTCTGTAGAGAGAGGAATCTTAGTTAGGTTAGCCGATAAGATGTCAAGAATATCTACACTACTTGACAGAGACCCACGAGTTGTAGAAGAGTCGGTGAACGATACGTTGAATGACGCTATCAATTACCTGGCAATATTAAAAGCGTATAGAACTTTAAATAAATAGTCATGAGTAAGTCAAGTGCAAAAAACAAGTTGGTAGTCCTTAAAGAATGGATGCACATTAACGGAATTAAACAAACTGTAAAAAAGAAATCAGAATGGATAACAGCAAGCAAATGATTAGTTATATAGGGGTTAAAGCTATTAAGGCTACCCCTATGACAAGAAAAGAGTATTGTGATTACAGAGGGTGGGAAGTTCCTTCTGATGAAGACCCAAATGAAGAGTTGTATTTAGTGGAGTATCCTGTTGATTCAGAGTCAAGACCAAATCATCCTAATCATGATGGTTATGTATCAATGAGCCCTAAGCACGTTTTTGATAAGGCTTATATTCAAGTGGAAGGAATATCTCATATAGACCATGACCCAAACCAACCTGAGCATATGGCAAGAGTAGTTCTCGAAGCAAATGAATTAGGAATTAAAGTTGTAAAGCTGAGAGAGTTCTTTCTAACAGACATCTTTGTTCAGTTAGGTGGTGCAGAGCAGCAAAGAATGCTTAATCAGGAGAAAGCTATGACAGCTTATTGGATTATACTTAAAGAACGTATAGATGCAATCGGATAAAGTTATAATTAAGCCCTCTAAGGAGCAATTAGGATTTATTAAGGAGTTATCTGCAGTTGTCAATTATGATGGCTGTAGATACGCTCATATACCCTACTTCTTTAAAGCCAACGGTGATGGCACTATAGAACTACTTAACTTCAATGATATACCTGAGAAGGTACAGAAGCAATTAGAGCACCTCTCACCACTCTTAAAAGTATTGTGATTAGTTGTCTCCACCGTGTGTAGCAAGTAGACTCAATCCCTAATAATCAGGTACTTAGAAAAACAACCCCACCCCTCTTCTTGTAGAAAAACAGCACCCCCTCTTCTGACTCGCACTCGGTAGAGGGGTTTTTTGTACTAATTTTATGTATGTCAGCTCCCTGTGAAGACTATATTACGAAACCCCCGATGGGTTACTCTCAAGGGAAATGGGGGTCTCGAAGTGAGTTCGCTCCTCTCACTCAATATGGAACCACCTTTGGTGATTCATTCTGTGTGTTATAGTTAGTGGTTGTTACTCTCGTGCTACCTGTGGCTCGTGTTACGCTACCGCTCCACACTTCGCATCCTCTCCGTATTCACTTAGTCTTTAGTGCTACATCATTCACTACTGACTAACCGATTACCGTGCTGTGTACTGCGTGCTTGAACTACCGTTCAGCACTCCGTTCCTCTCCGTAATCATCTGATATTATGCGTGTTGTGTGTCTGTGCTACACGTGTGAATAGTCTCCGTAACTATTGGGATATTCACCGTTCACTATCAACACGTATGGTATCATCTTTTATAGAGTATTAGCGAGTGTCTAATGCTCTTTTATTAACTACGTGGTATATGTGTATCACTTGCTCTCTAAAAGTCCTTGAGAGTTGACAAATAGGTATTGTATTGTTATGGGTAGATATATTCATAAGATTGATAGGCATACTGTTGTTCATACCGCAACTATGCACGTTTCTAACGTTGGTAGCAATAGCACTTACGTTAGTAGGTATGATAAAGGTAGACTTATACATGAAGACATTATGTCCTCTAATAGGCTTACTGAATACTTAGCCGACTTTGAACCGTTGGTTGGTATTCAAAACTCTTACATTCCTTCGGTTAAAGACGACGAGTTCGTTGACTTGCCTTAGTATGTATTGTCCGAAATGACATTAAACTACCCTCGATAAGGATTAGCACCTTATCCTGATGAGTCGCTTCGAAAGGGATGAAACTGAGTTGTACTTGTAGCGAGTACCACCGATGACGAGATGTTGTCCGTGTCTAAACACTCAGCCATATATCTCTATCTTAGAGTTAGTCAGGATAGCTATTCACTATCATTCAGAGTATTATGCCTTGTGTACTTTGTCTTACCTTCCAATTATCCAACAAGGTTTATGTATTGTTATGAAAACTAATGTTTCAAACGCTACAAGATTTAACTCTAACAAATCAACTTCTTATAAAAGAGGTTCTAAGAGTATCATCAAAGAGATATACTCAGGTAGAGTTATCACTAAGTTACCGAAAGGTAGAGTTCAAGGAGAGTTCGCTTTCCTTAACTTAGCTCCTATTTCCAAAAGAAATGGTGATGCTAACGAGTTCAAGTATATCGCTACTTACTTCCACATCGGAAGCGAGTTAGACGAAATGTTGGTTCGTGATTACCTTGCAGGTAAAGATTTAGAGGTGATGTCAGGTAAATCTGCAGCAGCTAAGACTAACAACGAGTTAGTTCAAGCTCACCTTGAGGCTAAAGAAGCTATGTCTTCTAAGCTGTTCTATTCAGTATTTGACTTGAATATGAAGTCTCAATTCCACAAGGATTTCGATGACCAATTCTGTGTCTTCACTAAATCTTTTAACGGTAAGACTACTTCTCGTAATCTACTTGACATTCTTAGAATGTTTGACCAAATAGGTCATAATATTTCTGAAGAACAAATTGACTTATTCTACGACAGAGTAGATGCTTTAAGAGAAAAGGTATCTGACTTCCGTTCAGAAGAAGTAGTTACAGATTTCAACCTACTTGATTTAGGTAAGCAAATCGTTGAAGTATTCCGTGGTATCAACGTGAATACGTATGCTAATGACGGTAACGTTAAGTTATTCGCTCTATAGCATATTAGGAAGTAATGGTTCACTATCACATAGTGGAGGGTTCGATTCCCTCGCTTCCTCTAACCATCCGAGAAACTGTGTTCGGAGTACGATAAGTATCAATGGCAGTAACAATTATGAGACCAAGAATCTCAAGAAGTGTAGTTCGTGTTAATGTAAAACACGAGAGTACAAAAATGCAAACAGTTAAGAATGAGCTGTATGCAGAAAGAGCTGAGCTAATCAAGTCGCTTCAGCCAAAATTCCCTTTATGGGCTTGTATTGAACGAGCTTATGCCGAGGACAAGTATGGAGTTGATGCTAATCTTCCTACTCACGAGTGGAAAGCATCTCTTAAATTAGCTAAAGCTGAACAAGCAAAAGCTGATAAATTCAAGAACATCAAAGACTTAATCAAAGCTGAAATGTCTAAAATAGACAGTTTCTTTAGCGAGACTAAGTTCGATAAGTTCGGAAATAGTTGGTACTCTTACAGGTATCAAAACGAGTTTAGAATAGCATTCTATGACCATAAAGGTCGTAACAAAGCTGTGTCTAAATTCACAAACTTTGGGGATTATCAATCTTATGTCAAAGAGCAATTAACTGAGTATAAATATACTGAAAAACAATAAGTTATGCAAATCAAAAAGACAGTATTTCCCGAAAAACCGTTGTTCGATTTCAACGAATGGAACAGCTATATTAGCAGTCAAACAAACAAAGTGCAAAGAACTAACATTCAGACACAATTTGACGAAGAAGCTGTAAATCAAATCGAAGACCTAATGCAAATCGAAGCTTACGAGCAAGAGCAATTAGGTGCAGAATATTCTCACAGTTACTACGAAATGATTTGTAGAAAGTAAAAGAATATTTGACAAAATTAAGTATATTTGTATTCACTATCACGAGCAAAGGCTGAAGCCAAGCGAGTGAAAACCAACAAGATTATGGAAGCAAAACTATTAGAACACATCAAACTCGTAATGGAGTTAAAAGATGAGAGAGACGAAGCTGTAGAGCAGTTTCAAGTATTACGTTCAAAGCTCAAAGAATGCTATGGACTCCTCAGTACATCAGGAACGATTTGTTCCGCAATCAACAGAGATAGCCCTGAAGACCAAGACAGCATAAAAAGTCTGTCTCAGATTCACTCAAGAGATATAGATAGGATGACCACAACAATATTAGACTTAAACTTATGATTAGGATTAATATAACACAAGACGACCTTGAACAACTACAGGCAGCGATGCCGACAGAAGGTCAAGAAGAAGTCTTTGAATGGTCAATACCTGCAAAAGACCCAACAGGAATGAATGTAGTAGTAAACGTAATAATAACAGTAGGACAAGATGAGTATATATAAATTAGCTGAAGAGCTTAAAATAAACGAAGGACATATTAAAACCCTAAAATTCATGTTCATAAGCCTTGAAAGAGAAGGTAAAGAAATCAATGATAAGATTGAAACAGGGAAAAATCTAATAACACTTGGTAGAGCGTTAAAAGACGACTTAAAAGAGTATTCAGAAGAAAAGAAAGTGCTTGAAGAGTTCATAGAAAGCACAAATAAATTCAAAAAGGAGGTCATAGAGCCTGCAAAAGAACTTCAGAAAATGTTCGAGCCGTTATTTAAACTCTTCGAGGAAAATGGGATGGATTAAATATGACCAAGACAAAGACGCTACTACCTTAGAGGGTGGTAGCTATCTGTGTCGCCTTGAATATCCTGATGGGAGAGTCAGGTATCGAGTTAAATCATTTTGCATTTTCGGTAGTGCAAATAAACGTGGATACTTCGCAACCAACGGAAGCAAGTATAAAGTAACACACTATACCGAGATAGAAAAATTAAGTAACCAATAAAAAACAAGATAAAATGAGTGCATCAAGTAGAAATTATTTCAGACAAATGGAAGAAGAAATAGAAAATGGAGGTATGTCTTTAGCACAAGAAATGCAAGAGAGTAAAATGCATGCAGAAAGAATGGATGAGTTAAAGGAAAGAACTCAAAAAGAGTTTGAAGAATGTGATTTAGTATTCACATACGGTACTCTAATGAGAGGATACGGTAACAACAGGCTATTAGAAGGAGCTTTCTTCAAAGGAGAAGCTGAAACAGTAGAAAAGTATATGCTAACAGCAAGTGGAATACCATTCGTGCATCCAAAACACAACAAAGTAGAAATCAAAGGAGAAGTATGGGAAGTGAGAACTCTAAGACAGTTCATACACTTAGACGCTCTTGAATCTCACCCTAATTGGTACAAAAGAGAAATCATAGAAGTTAGAGTCAAGAATAAAATTAAAAAAGCTTGGATTTATTTCAATGAAGACTCAGTAGGTACAGAAATACCAAGTGGAGATTACAGAGATTACAAACCAACATACACAAACTTTGATTAATATGCACGAGTTATCACATCTATTAGGTACGTGTGGAGAGCCACACCCTTCATTGTTAATGAGTATTCCTGTATTAGGATACATAATCTACAAGGTAAAACAATACTTCCAAATAATTAAAGGATTTAAAAATGAACCCAATGGTTTATGTAGGAACAATAGAAAATAAAAAGAACATCAACGAGCACTATCTCTTACGTATAATAGAAAAAGTAACAGGAATAACCGAAGAAGAAATGGTCGGTAAATCAAGAAGAAGAGAGTTCGTTGAGGCAAGATTTATATTCTTCTATTGCATGAGAAAATACAGCAAAGTAACTGTTAAGTCTATAGGAAATATGCTCAGAAAAGACCACTCATCAGTGATATATGGAGCAAACGAAATAATGAAAATTATAGAACAAAGCAGAACTTTAGCTACTCAACTCAGGATAGTAGAAAAGTACATCCAACAAGGGAGTCTGAACCCATGTAAAGCAGAGACCGTTAAGAGTTACACGGATAAGAAGCTCAATAAATAATTTTTTAAACTAAGAACAATGGAAAATCAATTCAACATCGAAACAGTAGAAACTTTAAACTTTAACAAGAAAACTACTGCAGCAATAAATTTAGAGACATTAAGAAACACAATAGCAAGTCTTAATGTAGGTGGAACACTACCAAAGAATAGACCTGTAGCTCACCATGATTTCATTACATGGGTAAGCCAAGAGTTTGAAGATGCGTTACAAGTAGACGCAATCATAGAACCAATTCATATCTCAGCAAGGCACAGTCAAAGAATAAAGGTTGACCCTAATGAGTTTATCAACCCTAAAGACCCAATGCCTATCAACAGGCTACACGTACAGAGATTGGTAACTAAGATATATTCTCCTAACATAATAGAGGTAGGCGAAGAAAAAATATGTCCATCGATAGCAATATCTTACAACGAAAAAGGTATTGAGATAGCATACGGTGCAAACGTGTGGGCTTGTGCAAACATGAACATCTTTGGAAAATCAAGATGGGCTACGTATGGTAGAGATGGAATCAATTACGAGTCCATGAAAACTTTAATACAAGCTCAGCTTAATGATTGGGAACGTGCTTTCCAAAGAGATGTAAGCATAATAGAAAGACTTCAAGGAGCAGAATGTGATTTAGATAAACAACGATTAGAAGTAGCTAAGCTATTTGAGGTAGCAGTAAGAGCTAACACATTAAAAAGAAAAGAAACTGTTCTAAACACGACTCAATGTATTCAGTTGCAAGCAGAACTCTTAAAGAGAAGAGACAATGAGCAAGCTAATACATGGTGGGATTTCACCCAGGCAGGTACAGAAAACCTAAAGCCTACTAATGCAGACATGATTTCATTACATCCAACAATAGAATTATTCAATGATTGGGTATGTAAATCAGCTGAAATTGATAACGCTATAATACTATAAGATATGCCAAGAATACAACGAGAATGTTGCACTAACTGTGGTGGTACAGTACAAGTCGAATTAATGATAACAAATGCACACAATAGTAACAGGGTATGTCAACCCTGTGCTACTGTGCTGCTATTTGAATCAGCATTTGACCGTGAATGGTATCCTCGAACAATGAGGGTAAGAACAGATGAAGGATTCATGACAAGAGAGCAGAGAGATAATCTTAGTAGCTACTCATCATGTGTTATATGTGAAACAAGAGTTCATCAAGATAGATTAAGAAACGTAATGTTAAATGATGAGATACAACAAGCTTGTGGGTATTGCTCAGATAATTTAGCAACCTGTGATTCATGTTCAATTCCTCTTTATGAAGATTCTGAAAACATTGTTCATATAGGAGCATACACAAACGAAATAAGATGTAGAGAGTGTGCAGAGACAGACGAAGAACTGTATATGTGCGAAGAAGCAGAATGTGCTACGTATGTCAATCAAGAAATAGGAGAAACAGAAGATGGAGAGTATTTCTGTAGAAACCATGTTCCTCAATTAGAACCAATAAGAATATGGAACTACACATACACTCCTAATCTTAACTTCACATCAAACGCTGTAGATAACACAAGAGGAAAGTATTTCAACAGAGAGTTACCTTTTTACGGTATAGAAATAGAAGTTGATACTCCTGACGGTATGCAACAAACAGCAGACAAATGCAGATTGATGGCTGCAGAAGACATATACTTAAAAAGAGATGCAAGTATAGACGGATTCGAAATTGTTACACATCCTTCAACGTTCAGAGCACAAAAAGATTTGCCTTGGACTGATAGATTAAAGGAGCTAAAAAAGCATGGAGCAAGAGGGTATAACTCAGGTAAATGTGGAATACATATACACGTTACAAAAGAAGCTTACAGCCCTATAGTGTGGTGGAAAATATTAATGTTTTCGTACAGATGTTCTTCTCAATGGAAAATGTTTGCAAGAAGAAATGGAAACTACAGATATTGTCCATACAGTTCTCCAACTCAGTACGAAAACTACAGCAGAAAAAAGACAATGTATCCTGAAGTGGAAGATAGGTACAAGCATATAAACGTAACAGAACATACTGTAGAGTTTAGAATGTTTCGTTCAACTACTGACCATGATAGATTTTGGGCTACGTTAGAGTTTGTTTACTCTGCTATAGCATTCTGCGAGCAGCATGGATATTCATTCATGGTAAACAATAGTGCTACGGTAATATGGGATGAGTTTACTAAGTTCATTAAGAACCAAAACGAATGTCATACACTAAGAAAACACTTAAAGAAAAGAAACCTTTCAAGGGTAGGTATTAATAACTAAAATTAATTAACGATGAAAAATAAATTCACAATCGACAAAGCAAGAAGTACAGATGACTTCGACAATATGTGTTTCCAACCTTCAGACGGTGGAGAATACGATGCTAAGACAGCGTTCTATATCCTTGAGAATGGAAGGGGAGGCAGCATGAGAAATGTAAAAACAGGTGTAAGCTTCATGGTAAGCTACAACTCAAGTAACAATCTTTGGGTAAGAAAACAGCTAAAGATTAAGTGAAATCAATAAGAGTTACTGAAGCAGACAGTATGCCTTTCGAAAGGTGGACAGCCTATATGTGGTGTATTTTAATAACCGAGGGATTAACAAAGACTCACTACCTCTGCACAATAAAAGGAGAGAGTTGGATTAAACCTCACAACAAATAAAAATTATGTGTTTAATTATAATAAAAGAAGTAGGAAAAGAATTAGTATCAAGAAAAATAATCAGCGAAGTATGGGAAAAGAATCCACACGGAGCAGGATTAATATACAAAAAGAAAGATGCCTCATCATACAAGATGATTAAAGGGCTAATGACAGAAGATGATTTAACTTCTACAATAAAATCTTTAGGACTTACCAAAGATGATTGGATAGCATACCACTTACGTTGGGCTACATCAGGAGACATCGACCAAAAGACTACGCACCCATTCGTTGTACATAACGACAAGGATATAATCAATACTCTTTCAGTCGAAAGGTCTGATAAGACCGTAATGGTAATGCACAATGGAGTCATATACGACCTCAACGATAAGACAGCCAAAGAATCTGATACGCAACGTTTGATTAGCGAATACCTATCGAAGATTGCTTACAAGGAACTACTGTACAATGACGCAGTTAAATCTCTAATCGAAAAGTTTATCGACGGTAGTCGTTTACTAATCGTTCACGGTAGAGAAGGACACGTAACCTATGGTAAATGGCACGAACACGAAGGATACATGATTAGCAAGCCTTACAAAGATGCTACTGTAAAGAAAGTAAGCAACAACTATAAGAGAAATCAAAAGTTCCTTGGGTTTGGTAATAGTTCACTATCACGCACTACAACTCAGTTCGACTTCCTATTCGACACCGAAGACGAAGACCCTAATCAGTTAGATATATTTCCAACCTCTTCGGTAGAAGATAGCATGAAGCTTTCTGAAGACTTCTGTAACTATTGCGGTATGTTCCGAGCATTAGTTCATGTTCCTGCCTACAATTCCGAAGTATGCTCACAATGTATAAACGATTATCAATTATAAACTGATGAAAATATGAATTTTAGAATGATAAGCGGAACTATTGACGGTGTTATTTATGTTAATGTGGCAAATGTTAAAATAGTGAAAAGTGGCGAGGAACAAGGTTTTTATTGTATTTATTTAGATGGCGATGTAATACCTTTTTCTGAAAAGAAAAAAAGAGATGAAGCCATTAGAGAATTAACGGGATATGTATAATTTGTTTATAACGTTAAATATAAAAACAGTTAATTATGGATTGGATAACAATAAAGTTGATGGAATACCAACTAAAAAAAGCAAAGAAACAACATAGTAAAGCAAGAGAAGATTTTGTAGAAGCCTCTTACTTTAGATTGATTGAAAGTTACAAAACTGCAATAATGTTCTTAAAAGCAAATAGTAATAATTAATTGATTTTATATATTGTTGTATGTCTTTTTTAATTGCATACAACATTGAAATAAGAAATCGTTTTAATGTTTCTTATGGAATGTTATACGTTATTTTAATAATTAAATAAAACAATGAATAAAGTAGAAAAAATAGACGGATATTATTTCAAATATGACTCAGAAAACAAATCGTATGAGTGTCGTGGAGAAGTGTGCTACGATGATGAGCACGATGAAGTACCTGAAGAAAATCTTTGGAAAGCAGCATTAAAGCTCGAACAAAAATTAAAAAACCAAGGCATAGAGGCTGAGGCAGAGCACTCTGAAAAAGGGTGGGTAGAAGTTTACATTTTAAATTAAAATTATGAGTGAAGAAAAAGTAATTATTGCCTATAAAGGTGGTAAATTTGAGACCCTGATTGGAAAAAAGTTAGCAATACTTCATCCAAGTCAAAGCACTATAGCTGTAACTCAAGACGGTTCAATAGTGTTCATAGGAAATATTCAGGACTTGAGATATGTAAAAATAAAATCAAATAATAAAGAAGAAAAAGAATGATATACCACAGAGAATCAGAAGAAGCTGTATTGGGAACTATAATTTCTCACAAAGACTCTATATTCCGAATAGCAGATATGCTTCCTGAAGACTCTTTCTATGATGAGTTTAATCAATTCATATACAAATGCTGTTTAGAGTTGGCTAATAATTCCACAATAGATTTAATCACGGTAGTAGAGAAAGCTATGTCTAAAAGAAAGACATTATCTATCGAACATCAGGGAACTAATATAGCTCACTCAGTAAGCATCTTGTCAGGAAAGATTGGCTCAGACATTAATCTTGAACACCATGCAGAGATACTCTTAAAGTACAGGACTATACGAAAGCTTTATACTATGGGTGGAGAAATCCAAAAGAACATAGATGAAGGAATGGATATAGACGAGATAATATCTTTAACTGCAGATGGATTCAACGATGCGACATCAAACAAAAGTAAGTCAGAAGTTTACATCAACGAAGGATTAAAAGAGTTCTACGAGAACCAAAACAAAGCGTTAGATTCAAAATTACTTCCGACTTTCATTAAAGAAATTGATACCATCATTGGAGGGTTTGAATACTCAGACCTCATCATCATAGCAGGAGCAGCAAGTATGGGTAAGACATCTTTCATGCTGAAGTTGTTGCAAAATTTAATTAACAACGACAGAAGCGTAGCTATATTCTCATTGGAGATGAGTAACAACCAACTCTTAACGAGACTAATAGCTATGGAGACGGAGATTGACATAAAAAGAATCAGATACAATGACTTAGATGAAACCGATTGGTCAAGAATAAACAAAGTCATAGGTCAATATGAAACAAAGAGGCTTGTAATGGATGGAGCAACAGTCAAATTAAATGACGTTCTCAACAAAATAAAAAAGCTAAAGATTAAAGACGACATTGACATAGTGTTTATCGATTACCTTCAGTTGGTTACTGACAGCAATACAAAAAGTTCAAGAGAGCAAGAGGTTGCACGTATAGCACGTTCACTAAAAAACATAGCCAAAGAACTTAACATTGTTGTAGTAGCCCTGAGTCAGCTATCGAGAGCATTAACTCTAAGAGATAACAAGAGACCAATGCTTTCAGATTTAAGAGAGTCAGGAGAAATAGAGCAGGCTGCAGATACAATCATGTTTGCCTTCAGAGAAGAGTATTATACCATGGATAATCCAAGAGAAATTCAGGATGCTGAAATCATTATAGCTAAGGGAAGAAACGTAGGCTTAGGTGTAGCCCACCTTAAATTCAAGCCTGGAATAGTAAAGTTTATATCCCCTTCAGAAAATGGATTATTCGGTGAAGCATTAAGTAACGCAGACAACGATGAATTTTTCTAAGAGAGTACCGTACACTAAGGTTATAAATGAAACAGCCAAGGCTTCAGGAAAGAATAAGGATGTAGTTCGGATAATAATTAAACACTTCCTCAGAGGAGTGATGTATCTGCCGAGTAAGTACCTGTCTTTCAAGGAGTATGGGTTGTTTCATATGTACCGAAAAAAACGGAAGAAAGAATAGTAATAGTAAAAATATTTTTTACCTTTGTAAAATGGAATATGAATCTATCAACGTAGAAATTCTGTCAACAGGAAAGGATAGTCCAACAGAAATCCTCAGTATAATAAAGAAAGCACATAATAGATATGTCGAGCAGGGAGGAACTGTTGAATGCCTTAATATGTACAGACGTTTAGTATTAAAAGCACCGCTGAACGGTAAATCAAACAAGGGCTTTGTATTCAAATCATTTTTAAACTAAAAACAACAACAAGATGACAAAAGGAGAACAACTTAAAGAACTTTACAACGATTGCGGATTAGTAAAGGAAGACGTGCACAAACACGCTCACTACATTATTATAACAAGAACAGGTATCGAAAAGATACAATACGCTAAGAATATAGATGTAGTATTTGAAGTAGTATTATGCGAGATGAATTTTTGTGCTGTAAAAGCAATAGGAACTATGCAAGTAGGAGATAAAGTAGAACGTATAGAGACATACGGTTCAGCTTACCAAGCAACCTGTAATAACAAATACTATCTTGAGATGGCTGAGAAAAGAGCACTCTCTCGTGTAGTATTAAAGATGACTAAAGCTTATAGCTTAGGTGTATTTGGTGAGGATGAAGCTGATGATTTCAGAAATAGAAACCAACAATAATAACAATATGCATTTAGAAGCAGGAAACAACAGTTACGAAATTGTATCCTTCAATCGTTTAGGTACGAGCGAAGAGGTACAAATCGTACTGAACAGATGTGAAGAAATATCTGAAGGAACAATCTTAGTCTTCAAAGATAAAAATGGTGAAGAGGTACTTGGGTTAGTAAAAGAAACAATTCGTAGCGATGATGACCTTTATCTATACGTAGAACCAAACCCAGGTAATCAGTTAAAAGTAAATAGTATTAATTCCATACAAGTATGGGGAAAAATTTAAGAAAAAATGGATGATTTAGATTTCACACAAGACGTACAAACAACACAATACATCAAAAGAAAAGGTATATATCTTATCAAGGTGTTAGAGTTTGAAAATTCAAAACATAAAGAAGGGTATAACAAGACTCACTTCATTAAATTTAAAGTAGAAGATGAGGTAACAGGTCATAAAACGAACCTACTATTTTGGATGCCTAAGCAGGGGGAGTCTCCTGAAAGAACAGCACTAAAGAAAAAGTTAATCAAAGAGTTCCTTGAGAACCTTGGCTGTAACTTAGGTCAGATGAAAGGTGATGACTTGTTAGCTTGCTCAGTAGGTAAGATGTGTAAAGTAGCTCTAAGAGAAAAAGAGCGTGTGTATTTTGGCAAACAAGATGGTAAGCCGATGATTATAACTGAGATGGATTATTACTACTCAGGAAAACCTGACGCTACGCTAACAGCAAATGAAAGCAAAATGTTTCTACCTCTTACACCAACAATGAGAGCAGACTATGAGGCTAAGTTAGCTGAATGGAAAAGAGAACATGAGCCTCAGACTCCACAAGGAAGTTCAGAAGACACAGTTCCTGCACACGGAACATTCAACAACTCATCTTCAACAAATGACGATGATGATTTTCCGTTTTAGTTCACAAATAAGTGAATGTTAACCTATAAGTTTACTTCTTCCTTGCTTAGGTGAGGGAGAAGTTAATCTCTAAAATGTTTAAGAATGAGTAAGTTTAAAGAATTAGTATTCAAAGCACAAGTAAATAACGGAAGGCTGCAGTTCTATGCACCTGATTATGTTAGTGGACTTCTAAATGAACAGAACAATAAAGATGTTTACGTAACGATAAAAGAGTTCAAACAAAAAAGAAGTATCGCTCAGAATAATTGGTACTACGGTGTAGCTATACCAATGATACAACACTTCCTGATGGAAACTCAGGGAGAAAAGTACACTAAGGAAGAAGTTAATCAATACCACCTCAATACAGTAATGAAACCTTCGCTCGAAACAAAAGCTATATTCGGAAAAGTATGTGTCATCTACGATATAAAACGTACAAGCGACATGAATACAACAGAGTTTATGGAGTTCAAAGAAAGTGTTCAAATGTATTGGGCAGGGTTTGATTTAATTATACCTGACCCTAATGATTCACAAGGTTTTACAGTTAACAATTAGAAATTATGAATATAAGTGTAGAAGAACTAAACGACATAGCAATTAATTCAGGAGATAAAACTATCAAGATAACATCTAAGGATGGTTTATTAATAGTTAAATACTACGAGTCAGGAGAATTATGTTCTCAAAGATTAATAGTTAAAGAACCTGAAAAACCGATAGGTAAAAAGGTTAGAATAGAATCTGAAATGACTTACAAAAAGAAAGTTTCTTACGACATATATATACCTGAAACTATTCAAGATGAAGATGTATGCGAGTTCATAGAAAACAAGTTATCGTTAGAAGAAAGAACGAATGAAGAATCAAAGTTTGTAGACTATGAGTTCTCAGAATCATCATCAAGATATGATGTGTATGATAAAAATAATAAGATTGTGTACGGAGGACACTTATTGATTTGATATTTATACCACACAATACTTCTTCATCAAAAAATTCTAAGGAAATATTTGCTATGCCTGTAAAAGGAGCTCGTAAATGTCCTTCCTGTGGACACATGAAGAAGAGACCTATATTGGTGAACAGTAAGACTACTCAGAAATACATTAAACTTACTGAAGATTATTTCAGGAAAAACGAAAAAGTATTTAAAGAAATGGTCAAGAGCTTAGAGCCACCATATAGAGTATCATTCGAGTTTATTAGAGATTCAAAGCGTAAGTTTGATTATATAAACGCAGCTCAAGTTGTTCAAGACTCAATGGTGAAACATGAGTGGATAGAAGATGACAACTGTGATTGGATTATACCTTCATACATACCGTACTCAGTAAACAAAGAAAATGCAGGAGTAATAATAAGAGTAATAGAACCATGAGTCCAATAAGATTAGTAAGAGAAAGAGCAAGAAAGCTAAGAGATAGACGTTCACCATTCGCTGATGACGCAGATAGATTTATCGAGTCAATGTATTTAGATATTGAAGAAGGTAAGCCTAAAGACTTAGCAGCTCAAGATTGCATGAATAATATAGATGAATTATTAAATAGTTATAACCAATAAAAAAAACAAACAAGATGAAACCAATTATTTTCAACGGAGTAAAAGAAAGCAAATCATTAGAAGGAATGTCATTAATTAACGATGACAATTACTATGATGACAGAACATACATTACCAACTCAATGTTAGGTAAATTAAAAGAGTCGCCTCAAACATTACAAGACTATCTTGCAGGAGGCTCAGGAGAATCAACGAGTGCTTTATCTATGGGAGACGCTTTGCACAAGGGTATGCTTGAACCTGAAAAGTATAAAACAATGGTGGCTACATGGTCAGAAAGAGATTTTCCTGCACAAGGAAAAACTTTAAGGACAAAAGAAAACAAAGAGTGGCTATACTTATTCAAACAAAGAAACCCTGGGAAATGCATCTTAAAAGAATCAGAGTGGATGGATGTAGAGAATATGCTCGCATCACTAAAGAGTAAACCTGAAGCTATGAGTTGGTTAGACAACGCTGTGTATGAGCAGATAAGTTTAGCTTATATCAACGGTGTAGCTATGAAATCTAAAGGAGATATACTACGTAACGATGAATGGTTGGTAGATATAAAATCAACAAGTAATATCTCTTTAGAAGACTTTAAAGACTCATGCGAAAAATACGGATACTACAGACAAGCTGCTATGTATTGCAAGATGTTCAACAAAAAGAAATTTGGATTCCTTGTAGTAGAAAAGAAAGCACCATACAAAGTAGCATTCTATGAAGTGTCTGAAGAAAAGATGCAGCAGGGTTGGAAAGAATGCGAAGACCTGATTGAACAATATAAATATTATTTCTTAGACGACCCTATCTCTATGAGAGTTGAAGAGTCTATACTAAAAGGTGTACTATGATAATTAAATATGATTTAAAAAAGTTTATTAAGGACAAAGGTCTAAGTCAAACGCACCTTGCTAAAAAGGTAGGTGTAAGTAAACAGTTATTTGGCTACTATTTAAAGAGAGGAGACTTATCATTATCAATGATAGATATTCTTTCTAAAGAATTAAATATATCAGTAGGTAAGATAACATCCGAGATTAGTAAAAAGTACGTTAAAACAAAGATATGAGCACAAATGATTGAAAAAATAAATAGAAAAAGTTTAATCATTAGACCTTCAGGTAGAAGTTCAGACTTTATTTCTCCAAGCTTTGGGTACGGTTGTTTATATGACTGTACCTATTGCTACATGAAAAGACATAAACCAACAGGGTTAACAATAGCAGATAGAGCAAGTGTAACAGATATACTAACAGAGATAAACTCTCATGCAGCTTTTTCTACAATAGAGAAGCCAAATCAAACACATAGTAAATACATTACATACGACATCAGCTGTAACGAAGACTTTGCGTTACACCATAAGCAACATGATTGGAAAAGAATATTTGATTTCTTTAAGAACCATGACAAAATAATGGGAACGTTAGCAACTAAATATATACCATTAAATTTTTTAGAATACAACCCTGAAGGTAAAATAAGAATAAGGTTTAGTCTAATGCCACAAAGTATATCAGATAAGTTAGAACCTAACACAACAAAAATCATTGACAGAATTAAAGCTGTTGATGCTTTTATTGAAGCAGGATATGATGTACATTTAAACTTTAGTCCTGTAGTTTATTATGACGAATGGTTGCAAGACTATGAAGAGTTGTTTGATATGTGCGACCAATACATAGATTATAAAAGTCAAGTATTAGCAGAAGTTATATTCTTGACACACAATGAAAACAAACATAAATACAACTTAGAAAATAATAAACCAGGAGAAGAATTAATATGGAAACCACACTTACAAGAGAGTAAAGTATCTGAGTATGGGGGAGAAAATATAAGGTATGCTGTTAATTTTAAATCTCAATGGATAAACAAATGGAGAGCATTACATGACAGGATAATACCTTGGAATACAATACGTTATATATTTTAAATAAAAAAAACAAAGATGATTAAAAAAAGGAGATAGACTATTTCAGCCTTATCTCCTTTTAAACTATGAACCTTCCATCCAACAAGATGGTCAAATATAATAATAATTTTTAAATAGATTCAAATGGATTACAAAAAATATAGAGAAGAAGCACAAAGAACTTTCGCTAAGGTATCATACTTACAAGCTGAAAGCTTTAAAGAACTTGATGAACTTCATTGTGTTATAGGTATCGTTACTGAGATAGACGAGCTTAAATTAGCTCAGAAGCTTAAAGACACAGTAAATGTTATAGAAGAAATAGGAGATGCTTATTGGTATGTAGCAAACCTTGAAAGAATAAGAGGAGTAAAGTTAGAGTATCTTCAAACAAGAATAGGAACTCAATCTATACATAACCTAAACACACAAGCGATAGAACTCCTTGACCTTTACAAAAAGAAAGTGTTTTACAAATCAACAAAACATGAAGAGGCTATCGATAAAAAGATTCAAGATGTAAAAAGTTTTCTTCACGATGTATGTAACGCATACGCAATAGACCCTTCGGAGTGCATGAGCATTAACATAAACAAACTGAAGGTCAGGTATCCTGAAAAGTTTACAACAGATAACGCATTAAATAGAGATTTAGATTCAGAACGTAAAGAGTTAGAGAAATGATAACAAACCATGAAGAAGAAACGTATGAGCTAACATACGATGAACTTAAATTAGCTAAGCAGCTTATACCTGCATTTGAATTAAGAACAAAAGAAAATCCAATCATAGCTTCAGAAATAGTTAGAAGAGTAAACCTAACTATGAGTATTCCTTTTAAATTCTCAGACGTAAGGCTAAGAAAGATTGTGAACTACTACAGAGTACATTCAATCCTTCCTATTATGTCGTGCTCAAAAGGATACTATGTATCAAGAGATGAGGAAGAAATAAAGACAATGATGGTCTCTCTTCAGGAGAGAGCTAACTCAATACAAAGATGTGTTGACGGATTAAATAATTTTTTAAATAGATAAAATGAGTAGAATGAATAAGATTAAAGTAATAGATGTAAAGATTCTTTTAAGAAAAAAGAGACAAAGAAAATTGGTAGCAAACCAATACATCAAGCACGTAAATAAATTGTATTTAGAAACTAACGATGGGAACTAATGACTAAGTTAAGACAGACTGTAAACAGAAGCAGCTCTAAGTATTTAACCTTCTCGGAAGCTGTAATAAAATTAAAAGAAGGGAAGAGATTGCAGCGAAAGTTTTGGATAGGAAAAGGTAACTACATATACTTAGAAGAGGGAGCTATATCTCGCTACGATAAATTTGCAGACAAGGCTCAAATCCAGGGAATACCTGCAAAGCTTTTTATAAAATATCAGGAAGGTGTTGAAACAACAATGCCTTATCTTATATTCAGAGATACCTGCGGAAGCTTTACGTTTGGATGGAGTCCAACAGCAGCAGATATATTCGCAGAAGATTGGTGTATAATGACTAAAGAAGAGTCGCAAATTGATTAGACATGAAGTTAAATAGAAAACAAAGAAGAGAGTTAGACAGAAATAAAAAAAGACTGTTCGACAAGTTAGTATGTTTTTTCTGTGGAGGAAAGAACATGGAGATAGGTAAAGGAGAAGGAGACTACTGTAACGATTGCAACGAGAAGACACGAGCAGTAGAGGAAAAGTTTTACAATGAAATTAATAAAGGGTATGAGCAGGAGAGCAAGTAGAACAGCAAGAGAAGCTTTTTATATAAGTTGTACAGCGTTAGTGTTATCTTTGTTATCGATAACATTAATTTTACTGAGATGACTAAGAAAACGAATAAAATCAACATGGACAAGGTAATGGTTAAAGACTGTTTCGAGAGAGTCATAGGAGCTTACGTAAGAGAAGAAGAAAAAGAAGACTTCCTTGACGACATAATGATAACATTCGAAAGCTTACACGAGTCTTATAGAGATAGGATTCGTGATGAAATAGATTTTATAGAAAGCAAGTCAGAAGGATGGGATGTCCTTCTTGACATTATGAACCTCTTAAAAAATATGTAATGAAGAAACACACCAAGATATACTTAGATTTTTTCGGATACGGAGAGCAAGACTTTATACCGTGCGAGAACTGTGGTCAAAGAGCTGTGGATGTTCATCACATAGACCCAAGAGGAATGGGTGGAGACCCAACAGGAAGTAAGGACAGGATTGATAACCTTGTAGGGTTGTGTCGTAACTGTCATAACAAAGCAGAAAAATTAAATAAATTTAACGAAATGATTAAAGAAAAACATCTGAGAAGAATAACGCTATGGCACAACACTCACTTCATAATACTCTTAATAGGAATGCTTATCCTGAGTAGTTGCGTATCCTCAAGAGAAGTGTATGACACATACTCAAGAGGTGGGCATCCTCCAGGTAAATCTAAATACAAAGGAAAATGAATAAAGAAGAAATGCAAAAATGCAAAGATTCGCCTGTTTATTTCTACAACAAATATTTAAGAAAAGAAGGACAGAAAGAATTAACTGAAGCTGAATATGAAAACTTTGTTAAACAGGTGGAGTATCGACGGAATATGCCATTGAAACTACGAAGCCACTATAAAGACAGACCGCTTACTCCTAAACAATGTTATATTAATAAAAAGAAATAGTATGAAAGAACAAAAAGTCAACAAGGAAGACACTATTCGATTAGTGAGGATAGCAACCAAATGCTCTGATTGTCTTACAGATTACGACACAATAACAGACCTGATAAAAGAAGGAGAATCTAAGTACATTAAGCACGAGCTAAAAAAAGAGCTACCTCTATTCGGAGAGTACATAGATACATTCAGTAAAAGATTCATAGGAGCATTAGCTGAAGCAAACGAAGAAACAACAATAGACATATCCAAAAAGTTCACGGACTTCAATCGAAAGATATTTGTAATCAACGAAGAGATGACAGCACTATGCCTATCATACGCAAAAGCAAAAAGCATTCTTAACGATATAGAAGAAATGGAATACAGCGATGTGTACTTAGATTACCTAAAGGTAAGGTGCAAAGCATACACTAAGATAGTAAAAGGTAAATACTACAGCGTAATGCAACTAAAAGACAAAGGTGGATACTCAGTAGAAGACATCATAAAAGGTTTAGACGTTCTTGGAAAGTCTATCAGGCACGAAGAGTAGAATAGAAGGTTCACTATCACGCACCGAGCGAAGCGAGGTTACTCACACATAGAGTTAACTTTCCTCACGGTTTCAATTAAATCCACAAGGGTATCTCTTTTCATGTCAACAATAATATACTTTTCAGTTGAGTTGAAATAAATGACAGATTGGAGGTATCCTTTTTCTCCTTTCCATCTTCTTATATAATTAATGTTACTTGTATTTATTAAGTAACTTTCCTTTCTCTCGTCTCTTCCGAGCACAGGTACATCTATAAACATAATCTTTATCTTTTAAAATTAATAATCTTTACCACTCCTATGTTATACGACTTATCAAGTAATCCGTATCTAAAGCTGTAGGAGTAACCACTTTTAGAGTTTAACTGTATCTTTGGAGAAAGGTTGAATAAGTTTTGGTTTCCACCGACCTCGAATCCTATTCCGAATTTAGTCTTAGGTTCATTAATAGTCTTTCTAATCTTCACCGTATCAATCCTTGTAATGTATTTAGGAAACTTTGGAATGTAACTTATACCCTGATTTACTATAACACCCTTAGCATAAGAAGTAATCGTTCCTGAAATCAAGCTGTCATCAATCTTAGTTTCATATTTGTTCAAAGAGATATAACTACCGTTGCTGTCTTCTACTATAACCTCTGTAGGAGCTTCCAAGTAGAGAGTGTCATGGATAGTTTCCTTAAATGTTACGTAAATAGTGTCGTTTATTCCTTGTATAACTTCCGTTATAACTTCAGGATTTTTCTCAACACACATCTTAGTTGTTCGACCACATTCGTTTAATAGGAATATACAGCCGATTAGAGCCACTATTACTAAAGATTTAATATTTTCTATGTTAATCATTTTTTGTTAGCCTTATAGAGCCTTAAAACTCCTCATCTTTTTTGTTATCAAAATAATGCCCATAAACCCTACCTAATACAGCAGTTCC